CGCCACCATATTGCGCCATTTCTACCGCGAGGTTATAACGGAGCGCACGTTCAAATCCTGGCGGGAATACGACCGTGGAATCCAGCGCGTCGAATCCGTAGAACGGCAAGTGAACCATAAACGTTAGTGTGTACGCATACGTCGGAACCGGCCAGAGCTTCACCGTAGGAGCAGGAAAAGCGTAGTCGCACCAGAACACCAGCGGGAACGCAGATTGAACCGCTTTGTTGGAAATGATCGAGTAATCATCCCAGCCGACTTCGGCTATCGCGTGGTCAATTCCTGCCGTGTCAGTGATACGCGCAGCTAGTATCTTGAGCGGCCTGGTCGTCAATACAACCGAGTCAACGCCCGCAGTGGTCGGTGTCGTGTATTGCGTAACCGCATACACAACAGTCCCGTCTAAGCTCCATGATTCGATCATGTTGTTAAGCGTGACGAGTCCATCATCTAGGTCCGTTTGCGAAATCGTCTGGTCCGCTGCAACAGCACCGTTTAAGAGTAGCGCGGAGCGGATAATGTCTTGTGCTGTTGCCATAAATTCATCCCCGTCATTAAATGCGACTCCGACTAGATCAAAGTCGGCTTGTATGGTGCCGGTTGCCTGTTCAATGTCGTGCGATTCTGTATAACCGACTAGGGCTACATCTGACTGTATTGTACCTGTTGCCGCAAGTATTTCCGCGTCTACAGTTATACCGGAAATTGACGAATCAACTAAGATCGTTCCTGCGGAATCTACCGAGGTTAAAAGCGATACGCCAGAGAATATGCCGGTAGACGTTAGCGATACGCTTTGCGCGCAAACAGCAAGGCCGATATAAAGCGGACTCGTACCTACTACCGTGTTACTGATCGTGCTGCGGAATGTCCAATTAACACCGTCCGTAGATGTTGAAAACGACACAACGCCACCGCTTGACCTGGATACCTTGTGCCAGCGATCAAGCGTTGCATATTCGATCAATACGGTTGTTGTAGCTCCGTCTGATGCGCGCCACGGAACCTGCGTAGTCCCGAAATTCGGGTTTATTAGGAAACCTACGCTTGCGCTATTAGCCGCTAATGATGTGCGGAGAACGCTACCAAACTTTGCGTATGTACCGCCGCCTGAATACGACTCTACATTGTAGACAAGCTCAAACGCATCACTAACAGACTGGTAGATGTACCCGAACTGATCGGACGTACTCCAAATATCCGCCGAGTTGTAACTGATGATCCGGTAAGAGTCGAGAGACGGCGAATACTGCTTGCTCCCTGTTGGCGAAGGCGAACCGACATCGGTAGCCGTCCAGGGAGGCGGTACGGTTGTCCAATCGCTAACGCCCGAGATATTCTCAAGAGCGCCGATTGTCGGCGCTGTACCGCTTCGTGTGGCGCCCTCATAGTCGAGCGTTAGGCCGGATACAGGAGTACCAGCACCGAGCAGCACAGAGCCGCTTATAGGTCTGAAATACTCCTTTGTGATCGGGTTAGTCGATCCTGCAAGTGCTATCTGCGGATCACCAACGCTGTCACCACTGCCGAGCGTATATCCTGGCGTGCGGCCCCATCGGTTGTTCGAAAATGTTATGCCTGTCGTGGTATTCCACGCGGCTATTGAATAACTGCCGTTTGTTTGTGTTACGACGTTGTTACGAAACTGGACGTTGCTAAGCGTCCCGGCAGTGAAATTGACAGTAGTCGCGACGTTGCCATAACCGCCGCCTCCCTGTTTGCCGTCTAGGAAATCGTTATATGCAATAACGGTATCGGCTAACTGCGGAAAGTAATTAGGTACTCCGCTAACATAGTACGCCTGCAAAAAGTAGGTAAGTGGGCACGCCGTTCCATAAACTAGGTTATTGTAGATGTTTAGGTATCTGCACCCGTCTGAATTTTGGTCTGGTCCGTATTCATTACCTACGCATAATCCGCGCCCTGGCCCGCGAACTGTGCCGAACAGCGTCGCATAGTCCGGGCACGACGCGATATTGTCGTACATATCAACATGGTCAGAGTTCGTAATATACAAGTGCGGGGCCATACAGTTCCGCACTTCATTGCCGTAAACGCTGATAGTTGAACTTGCGCCGTACTGGCGCATGATGATAATGCCCTCGCCGTAGATGTTATAAACACGGTTGTTTTTTACCGTTCCGCCGATGTTCTTATTTGTTGCCCACGCACCGCCTTGCGATAAGTCGTAACGTGTTTGTAGGCCAATACCAGAACCCCAGGACTGGATATTAGGCGGATACAATCCGATGTAGTAATAAAGGCCAACGCCGACGTTATGAACGTCGTTGTCCTCAATGAGTACATAGGGACCGCAACAGACAATTCCGTGCCCGCCAGTGTCGTGAAAGTTATTCCGAATTAGTGTGTTATGGCCTGCCCCTGCCTCAATGTAAACGGCATAGCCGCCCCACGTCGGCTGTCCAGCACCCCAGCCGTTCGCCTCGTATCGGATGTAATTTCCGGCGTCGACACCATCCAGTGTGTTGTAGCTGCCGGTAATTGTGATAAGCGCGGACTCAATAGAGTTGGCGAGAACATTAGTTCCGCCCCCCGATATAATCGCCTTATCGTTTGAGTCATGCGACGTGACAGTAATCGGGTTCCCGCTGGTGCCCGATCTGTTAAGCGTTAGTTTCTGCTGGTACGTGCCGGGGAGAAGGCGTAGCGTATCGCCTGCATTACAAACAGCGTACCCACCGTTGAGCGTCTTCGGTGCGCCGGTCGATAGCCCGTTGTTGGCGTCTGAGCCTGTAGGCGATGCGTAATAAACGGTCACGCGCTATCCCTTACGCTATGGTGATCGTGGATGCCGTTGTGATGCGCGGTGTCTTTAGTGCTGCGATGGTGATTGAAGGTGACAACGCGCCTTTGAGCAACAACGTACCGGCACCGGATGCAGAGGTCACGATGCCCCAGAACGTCGCTGTTGACGACCCGCCAGTGAGTTCCGCAAATTGGATGCTTGCCGCTGGCGTGGCAACGTTGTTTGTAATCGTCCATGTCGTGTTATTGCGCGCGATTGCAACGCGCGCGTAACCCGTTCCGCTTGTGCTAACCTCGTTCGTGATAGCAGTTCCGGTAGCCCCTGGATCGGACGTGAACAGCGCGACGTAGATGCTTCCGGCTGACGAGCTGCCGCGCAAGCCGGTAGCGTCTCCGATGTTCGCAAAATTCTCGTTCCAGAGGATTAGCTTTAGCAGTCCGTTAGCGCTTGCGTTTGTTGTGCCTGCCATTAGTTAGTCCTCTGTCCGTTGTCGCCAGTGTGTTTGATCATGCCGGATTGGGTTGCGACGGTCATTCGTAACTACCTGAGTCGGCTAGCTCTCCAACAGTAACGACCTCGCACTGCCCGAGACGTACACGCGCGAGTAGTCCATCAAGGAAGGTATTAAACTCAGTAAGGTTTGTATTTGTTGTCCCTGTTGCAGAAGAGTTGACGCTGTGACAGTTAAAAATTATATGCCCTCCGTTTGCGATGCAAAAATCAAGCGCAGCGAGCGATTCGGTTGTGACGTGCGCGGTATTACCCTCTAGCGCCCATCGCGAGACATTAAACCTGTTGCCGTCTTGCAATACTGGCGGCAGAAATGCAGCCTGGCCTGATGTGGCAGTCGTATATGAGCAGGCTAGTTTTGTTCCTATTTCCCGCAAAACTGCTTTTGAATCGTGGCTGACAGACCCACCAGGCCACGCGAAAATATCGTATCCATTGAATCCGTTATTTTTCAGCCAGTTGTATTGGTCGAGAATATCTACACGCCTTTGTTCTGATGTTTCGCTACCTAAAACATGGTTGTAATGATTCCATGTATGGTTCGCGATGCACCAGCCGTTGTCTTGCAATACATGCAGGTTTCCAGGGGAAATGATAGTTACACCGTCTCCTGTCGATACTTGAGATCCTATCGTGAAAAATGTAGCAGCGAATCCGCGCTTTTTAAGCGCCGGATATGCGTTTGAAAACACATTTTGCTGCCCGTCATCGAATGTGATACAAACTTTAGTTTTCGCCTTGTAACCATACGTAATAGGTCCAATAATTACCGGGCGCGTATCGTTTATGTCGTATCGCTTAACCTGAAATCTGACCGCAACAATAGATGATGTTGTGCCAGTGCCGGATTGTGCCACCGTAGCAACATTAGACAATGTTGACATCGGCAACGTATCACATATTGGAATAATAAAATCATTCCATCCAGAAAATATATCAGCGCTTGACGTGACAGAAGCTATGTAGCAACTAATACGGTTTGCATAGTCTCCTGATGTTCCAAGGTCTATTTGTATGCGTTCGCCAGTTGTTGTTGCGTTATATCTCCAATCCGGAAAATAGATAGGAACACGAATATTTACCACGGTTCCGGCGCTTGCTAGATTTACCGCCGAGAATACAGGAGACCATAGGCTGACTGTGCCTACTCCTGCCGCTGGCACGCAACCTATGAACTTCCCCCGATTTGCTAGACACGGCGCTGGCACAGGAAAATCCTGCGGCAGTATTTCAAATACCGTTGACCCGGTAGTTGTCCACGATCCAATATCCAGATTACCGGACCAGTCGCACAGGACTTTTTCGGTAACGCTTTCATCCCTGGCAAATGAATAGTCGCGACCTTGCTCCTTCAGCGTTAACCCATCGCTCCAATACTGTTTTCCTCCGATGATAAGTGGCCCCACGCCATACTCCTTCGCAGAAGGAGCAACAGATATTGAATCAAACGTATTCCATGTGTCTACAAGGTTCGTCGTTAGCGCCTGCTGATCCGTGTAATTTTCACGGGTTACAATGTTGGGTATTTTTGCCATTGTTGCGCCTTATGCGTAGTAACTGACATTTAGCTTTGCGCTGGCGGTAGCCTCAATGACGCGAAACGTCTTAAGGTCGCCCACGTAGCTGATCGACGCACCGGACGCGAGCAACATCCCGATACTTGCGGTCGGTGCCGTGCCGTCATCGCGCCATCGGACGTTTTGAGTTTCCGCCTGGATAATCGCCCGCTTAGCCCCTGCTGGTACCGTAAGCGCAGTGGATGAGGTTAGCGTTGCGATCTGCTGATACCCTAGCGGGACATCGGACTGCGCGGTACAGGATTCGTAAATTGCCATAGTCGCCGCCTTAAAAAGAAGGGCGCACGAAGCGCCCCGAGGTCAGAGGGGAGGTAGGAAACGATTAACCGTCGAACGCATAGCGCGGATTGTCCTGGCTCATAATGACAAAGCGCCAGGGTGCGCTAGCCGTTCCTGCGGTCGGCACAAGAGCGCCAGCCGTGGGATTCACGAACACCACCGAAATGGTATTGTCGGCTGATACCCACGCGGTAGTGGCACTAACAGCCGTGCCGAGCGACGGAGGAATAACAGCCACAACAGCATCCGCCGGGATTTCCGGCATCGATCCGGTTGCGGCCTGCCGTGCCTTCACGCCGTTGACGGTTACAGTCTGCGCGGCTGCGGTCGCTGCCGCGACACTGACCGGAGTCCATACGACGTCAACGACCTGATACGATCCGGCATACTGCGGGATAAGCCCGGTTTGAGAGTTAGGGGTTGCAGGCATGGTATTACGCTCCTACTACGCGAACGGCTAATTCAGGGTATACCGCTGCAGCACCGGCCAGGACATCAAAGCGGCAAATCATTGCATTGCTGTTGATGTTATAACCCTTCCACATACGGCACGCGATACCGCCCTCGTTCACGCGGTACGCTTCCTGTTCGCCGCCAGGAAGCTCAAGGTCAACGCTGGCGAATACGAACGCGTCCTTGTGGAATGCGAGGTTTTGCGATGCGATACCAGCGGTTGCGGCAGTCGATACAATCGTGATGACATCGTTCGTCAAGGGCAGAACGTCCACGTTCTGGAACTGCCCGGTAGCCGTCGAACTAGCAGGTCCGCGAATAGCTGGCGAGATTTTAACCGTACCAGCACCACCGGATAGCGTAACGTCCTCAGTAACGACAACCGTAAACCTGTCACGTGCCGCATTTCCCCACACCTGGCGGGACTGCGGGTTGACACCGTAACGAGCCGAGAAACGAATCAAATCGCCCTTTTTCAAGGTTCCGCCTACTGCGGCCAAACCCTGCACCGCAAGCGTGGTCGCACCTTCCGTAACGCCAGCGCTCAACGTGCCAGTGTCGGTAGGGTCAATAGTCGAGCCGCTGGTATGCTTCGAAATGTTCTGATCCATCGCGAAGTTAAACCCGAGGATATCATCGCCCATTGCGCCGGTTTTGAAGTTCCGGCTAATGGTCGCGCCAGGGTTGAACAAGCCGACCAAGTTGCCGACCAATGCGGCCTGCATCGAAGGACCGACGATAAACTGCCGATTCCCGTCCGCTGGCGCTGCGTTGTTATTCAGCAATACCTGAGCGTCGAGAATCGTGCTGATTGCCTTCGCCTGAGTATCCGGATCGGTTCCAGGGGTACCGGCCTGGTTATAGACCGCCTGGTAATACGTCTGTGCGAGGTACGTATCAATCATGTTTGCGACGGTTGCGACCTGCGGCTTAACAAAGCGGTCGCTAAACTCGTCAATGCTAAGAGTCAGGTCGGTAGTCGAGAACTGGATATCGCAACCAAACAGCGGTTGCAAAGTCAGCGGGACGAACTGTTCCGTACTGGCTTCAATAGAAACCTGCTCACCGCGACGACCGATGTAGCGCGGCGGTTTACGAATGTTGATCGTATCACCGGCTTTCTTGCCGTCAACGGCAAACCGGGATTCATACTGTCGATTGACAGCACTTGCTAAAAGGGTTTGGTTTTCGAGTACACGCGCAGCTTCGCGCGTGATATCGACAAGAGTAAGCAGCGTATTACTTGCCACGTTTAAGACTCCGCAAAGACAGTGAAAACCGGCTATTGCCGATTGCCATTGCCACTTGCGAACGTGGCTAACGCTACCCTGTAGGGTCTGACTTATCGCGTCGAACGTCGGGTGCGAACCGAATACGCTAGGGCTTCCCTGCCCCGGTCTTATCGCGACGAACGATAGTAATTAACTATGCGTGCGACACTAGCACGTAATAACTAGTATGTCAACGTCACTCGTTCTTGCCGTATTCTAGGAACACAAGCGCAGCACCGAGAAACGCATACAGCCGTTTAGCCTCTGCAAGGTTAAGCTCTATAGTTGACTCAAACCCGTCTGGTCTGCCGTCCTTAAAGCGCTCGTATGACTCAATGCTAAGCGAGTCGCCAACTGCCGCGATCTCTACCCCGGCATCATGGAAGCATCCGTCTGTTTCATCTGTTATGTCGACTGAAATAAGGTATTTCATTGATGAAAAAGTATCGTCGTCTTTCATCGCCCCATCCTTTTCTTTTCCTGTGCCTCACGTATAGCAATGAATTCCGCGTATGTCTTCGCCATGCCGGGATCGGAATTACCCGCCGATGCACGCCCACCGATAGGCTTTATCGGTGCGGGAGGATTCTTAACCGCTGGCTTTTCCTGCGGTTGGCTAACCTGAGCCTCAATCATCGCCTCTATCTTGCCGAGAGTCATCGCGGCTTGTACAGGATTCATGCGCGCGATATTCGCCGCAACCTGCGGGTTCTTCCCGAGCGCATAGATAAGCTCTGCGGGTCGCTGCGACGACACGATTGCTTGCCCTATGCCAGGATGGTTCGCAATGGCCGGATCGCTCAATAGCGTTTGCTTCGCGTCGAGATAGTCCGGTACAGCCTGCGCATACTGCTGTTCGGCGGTAATCAAATAGTCCTGTTGGCGCTTGTGATTCTCGTATGCGGCACGCTGGCGCTCGTGCTGGATGATTTCCTCGCGCACCTGATAGCGCGCCATGTCCGCGATATACTTCGGGTCAAACTGCCCAGCCGGGTAGTTATCAGCGTTTGGCGGTCCCTCGGCCTCCGGCTGCGGCTGTTGGCCTTGCGGGTCGACACCGAGTTGTTTCGCAAGTAACGCCTGTTGTTGCGCAAGCATCGCCTCAAGCCTGTCTGCACGCTGGCGCTCTGCTAGCTTCTCCCTGGCCTCTGCGGCTAGTCTGTCGCGGAGGGTTTGTCCCTTCGGCTGGAATCGTCCTTGGTCATCGCGCGGCTGCTCGTCCTCAGACTCGTCCTCGCTGTCGTCTTCGTCCTCGTCTTCTTCTCCCTCGTCACCCCTAAATTCTTCCTCCTGATCCGTCGTCGGCTGCGGATATTCGGGAGGTCTAAGCGGCTGCTGCTGCCCTTCCTGTACGATTGGCGCATCGTTTACAACGGGTTCGGCTGCGACTACTGGTGCGGCTTCTTTAGCCATTTATTTGCCCCTCTTGCGTTTCTTGCGGTACAGGCTGCGAAAGTACGGCTGCTTCGCCTGCAACTACAGCCGGGTTAGTCGGATCTGGCGCTTTTAGCAACACACCGAGGCGGTCTGTCATTGCCTTATAGCGGTCTAGGTCCAGCTTTTCTTCTTCGAATACCACCTTTTTACCTAAAGCTTGCAACTGCTGTTGCAGTTGCTCAGCCATTGCCATAGCCTGTTCGGCCTGCTGCATTAGCTGCTGTTCACGCGGAGTCGGCGGATCGTCACCCTCGGCGGTCGGAGGCCGCAGCCGGCCGGCTATCTTGTCCGCTACCGGGCTGTCCAGGCTAGACACCACCAAGTCACCGGCAATCTGCATAAGAGGCGGGTATTTCTGCGCAAGGTCCATCAGCATAGCCGCGCTTTCCGCGCGCCGTGTAGCGAATGACGGACCCGTACTGATAGCCACGTCATACTTACCCATGCCGGGATTGTAGATAGCCTCTACGCCACGCATTTGCTGGTTCGGCTCAGCCTTCGCTTGCGGTTGGTTAGGATCAATCGCAACCTGCTGCACTTCGCCATCCTCACCGAGGATACGGAACAGCGTTGGTCTGGTGTAAACCCGTGGGATCATGTCGAGAATCACGCGGCCCAACTGTTCAATCGCCTGGTTGGCGTGGATGCTGAAATGCGCCAGGCTTACATCGCCCTGGCGCTGTTGCGCGAGGATTGCGCGGCCTGATTGATCCGACTCGTCGGCACTGCCCTGGCTCGCGTTCCATTGGCCGGTAACAGCCTTCATGTCGTCAATGGCAAGCTGCAACAGGTTAAACGCACCGTTAGGTATCTGAGCGAACGGCTGGCGTTCTGGTGCCCCTACAAGCGTGCCTGCTACAGATACCGGCTTATACCGCAACACGCTAAACGGTACGCGGTTAGCCTGCGACCATTCGTCGTTAAAGTCCTCAGTCGCACCGAACGGAGCGACCCACGGACTCAGCGGCTGCATACCTACCATCTCGGTCATCGCTGACTGTTGGTAGTTATATTGAATCTGCGACGACGTAAGGTCACGCACCATGCCGTGAAAGTACATTTTCCCGTCGTGTATGACCTGCGCACCGGCAAACCGCACAATCGGTAGCATCGTGCAGGGTATCTCGCGGCGGTCGAGAATGGTCGAGCCTGCGACCTTGTACCACATGCACTTCTTTTGCTCGATCGGGCGCTTATCGACAACCATGCCAGGCTGCAGCATGGACGGGTCGGCTATCTGTGATGCTTCGATAGTCGAGCCATCAGCCAGCAAGAGTAAGTCGCCGGTCGTTTCAGTCTCGAGTTCGTAATACTCTGCAACCCGAACCGTGTTCTTTTCGTTCCACCCGCGCTGATCGCCAGCACCGATAAACGCAAACGAACCCGTTTCGATATCCTTGCCATACTGCCGCTCGAATTCCTCGCGGCTCATGTCCTCGCAGATTAGGCAAGCCCTTGCGTCTGAGCCGTCCGGCAGGATCGCGGTCGGGTCGAAGTACACGGAATACGGGTTAGGTATCGGCTTAATGGTTATCTCTTGGTCGAACGTACCATCACCAGCGTATTCCGTCATGACGCGACAATACCCGATGCCTTCACGAATCTGCGGCTCTACGGCCATTCCATAGCACAGTTCCGACTTACTGCGTTGTTGGATGTAGCGCACAATTTCCTCTAACGCCTTTGCTGCATCCGGGTCCGCATCATCGTCAACGGGTCGAACCTTGATTTGCGGGATCGCCTCAAGAAACTGATTAGTCGCCCGCATCACAAACTGCTTGGTGCGGTTGATAACCAGCATAGGCCGTTCGAGGCCTGGTGTCATACGATCGCGTTTCGACCACTGCGGCCATTGATCGCCCAACGCGCAGAATCGCAAATCCTCAAGCCGCTGCGAGCGTGACTCCTGATCGGCGTCGAGAGAGCGACGGAAAAAGTCATGGATCCGCCTGACTATTTCCTCGTCGTTCTGGTCGTCTGTGTCGTTGTCGTTGTCGTAATTCTCGTCCATCAGTTCACCCGTCGCTTATCTTTCGGTGCGGTTATTTGAGCCTTAACCTCGTCAAAATACGGCTTGATATCGTCAGCATATGGCGAATGCAGAGTATAGCTCGACATAAATAGAGCAAGCGCGAATGCGTCTTCGTGTGAGAGATACATGCGCTGTTCGCGCATATTTATACAAACCTGTTCGTCATGTGCTGCGTCGTCTTTGATAGCGACGAAACGTTTAGCCGAGACAATATCGCTAACCTGCTCGTCGGTCATATCGTCTGTTACTGCGAAGTCTTCGCCTATTACTACAACGCTTGCTACATCCATCCTAACTTCCCTCTGTATGGTAATTGTTCACGCTTGCCGGATACCGGCTTGGCCTTCGCGCGTTCCATGCCTGACATAATGAGATATCTTGTCGCGTCCATTAAGTGATCGCGTTCTTTCACAACGCGCCCTTTCTCGTCTCTGCGGTAAACCCTGTATTCGTTTATCCAGTTAAGGCACGTTGAGAACACCTTAAGACGTCCGCTACTGAGCAGTTCCCACACCTGATAGATGCCGGCCTCTACCGTGTTCCTTGCAACGTCTAGGTCTAGGCCGAGGTCTAGGTAATCCTGCAACAGTTGCCGTCCGTCGATCTGACCACGCCCCCGCGCTGCGGGGTCGATAACACCCATGATCCAATCGCCAGGAGCGCGTATTCCTGCCGCGTGGACGCTTGGTTCGGCCTCGCCCCTGTAGTATTCGGCATAAAGGTAAATCGTGCCTGTATCGGGGTCTTTTGCGCCCCAAATGGCCGCTGTCCTGTTCCATCCTACGTCTAGCCCGTAAGCGCGCGGCCAATAATCAGGAATGGCGAACGGAGCGCATACGATCTCCGATTCCGGTACTGGATAGATCGCACCGGCACCGAGCGCCGGGATACCTTTGGACCTGGCGTCGCGCTGATGTGGCGGGAGCGCGCTGTATAACTCGCGCTTCATCTCGTCCGTTAAGTGTGGCGCATCGTCCCACGTTGCCTGAGTTACATAACACTCCTGCGGCATGGGATCAGGCACGGAACCGGACGGCATGAAATGCTGTACCGTCTCACTCAGCCCGCGAACCGGCGTAAACGTCATTAACACGCGCCCGCCTGTCGTCATCGTTCGGATTAGCGATTCGGTGTATATCTTGAGCGGCGGTTCTTCGTCGAGCCAAATAAAATTAACCGCGCCGCCCATGAACGCATCTATATCCTGATCGTAGGATTTAAGGACGCAGCGCGACGTACCGCCAGACACATGCTTAACCTCAATCGTATCGGTCGCGTCTGCAGTACCTGACTTAGCCGTTGTACGTAGTAACGCCTGCAGCGGAATAGTGCCCGTTCCTTTCTCGTGACCGAGCAGCGCCAACTGGACAAACTCGCGCGTCGTCTTAGAAGTGTCGCCGGACGCCCAGCAAAGCGTAGGCCCATAGAACCGTACACCATCCCACCATGAAGGATATTCACCCGTGAGGTGCAACGCTGTTTCATAAGCCCCCATCACCGTTTTGCCGACACGGTTAGCAGCGATGAATAACCGCGACCGATAGTCGGCACCTTTGCCCATTAACTCTACGTGCTTTAGATACCCTGAGTCAGCACCACCGACGAACAGGGAATCAATCAGCCTGTACTTGCCATCAGCCTGCATTGCTTCCATAGCCTGCTGAACGCTTCTGGCTTTCTTGAGCTTCATAACCTCGCCATACAGCGAGGACAGAGATACACTCATTCGACCGGCTCACCCTTCAGTTCAGCGATATCCCTTGCGATCTTTTCAAGGATATGCGCCTGCTCGTTCCATCCGGCTTTGCACTTGAGCTTGAAAATGAGACACGTCTTGTCGCCATCTTCGATATGCTGGTCTAGCATCTTGACAGCCTGAGCGATGCCTTCGGCTCGCCCTCTTTTTATAAGCTCGGCGATTTCGACGTTTTCCCGCTTTTCCGTGTAGAACCGTTCGATACTTGTCCCGAGACAATCCGCGATCTGCTGGTTGTTCATTCCCAGCCGAGCGAGTTCATACGCTCGCCCGAAATCAACGTCCTCGCGCTTCACGTATGGCTTGCGCGGTTTCTTGTTTGCGTTACTCATCTTCGCCTAACCATCGTTTACGGAGCAAAAACAGCGCACGGGTTGAAAAGTGCGAGTTGATTGCGATTGATACAGCGATAATCTCGCCGTCCAACCGTTGCCATACACCGATGTACATCGTTATCAGTCCAAGAAACGACGCGATAACGGTTTCCGATGTCAGCGCCAGGATTGAGAATTTCGGAACCTGCGAGGATTTGAGCCGTACAAGATACGCTGACAGCGCACCGAACGAGGACAGCCAGAACGCCCACAGATAACTAGTCGGCGGTAAGTCTGGCGGGAACTTCCCCCCGTCACCTGACAGCATTGGAAAGCGATCTGCGACAGGCATTAACCCCGTCCTCTATGGTATCCATTCGGCTTATGATCTGCGCGTCTATTTCCTGGCTCTTGTAAGTGCCCATGATGAACACCGCACCAGTAGCCAACCAAGCCGTAAATACAGCGGTCCACATCAATAGGAAATGTTTACGCATCGGTAAGATAGGGCACGCTTCTGGAAACCGTGGATCGCTCATCGGATAACCTGCCAGGAACATGACAAACCGGCCATCGCACCATCCACATGAGACGTAACCGCCGTACCTGGCTGCTGCATACCGAACAGAATGCGGCCTGACGGCTCGCACTCGAAACGGATAGACGAGAGTACAACGAACAGAAACATACTCACTTCAGCCACCCTATCAACATCAGCACTGCTGGCCACACGACAAGCCATGCTGCCATGAGATAGAGCGCGGTCAAGGTTTCGTTATGTTTCATCGCCTAGCCCCTGCATACGCCCTTAGCAAAGCCTCGCCACCCGCATCAGCTATCACCGGCTTTCCCGGCTCAATGCTGATATGCACGACTTGCGGGATCGCTGGCAACGCTTCGCAGTCTGCGACTACGGTATGCGCTGGTAATGCCTTTGGACCGACTTGGACGCAACCGGATAACAGCACAGAAAATAACATCAATTTACGCATTAGCATGTCTCGCCAGAATAAGTAATGCGTCCCTGAATTCTATCGGTGTGGCGTTTGCCTCACGCTTACTTAGCGTCGGCTTATTGCGCTCTTTCCCGCGCTGGTCGTGGAATCCAATTTGATGCGTACCAACCGGCCTATTCCAACGCATTCCGAGCGGAGGATTTTTTCCGCAATAGTATAACCATGTGGCCTTGTTTGCCTTGTGCCCGTATGCGCTTTGCCACACCTCGCAAACCCAACCACCATCAACGGTCATATGCCAGCCCATAGATGATGGCTCAACTAAGCCGTGCGCATCCCACGCTTTAGTGTTTGCCGGATGTTCCAGAACACCGCCAAACCTGCGAACGCTATCAAGAGCAGCCGAAAAACACCCCTCGTCATTTCCTGGCCTGTTATGTTCGCCGCCCCACCTCGCATAGTTAACATTGGCAAGATTTCCCCATAACTGACATGGAGGATGCGCGACAACAGGGTTGTCGCCGTTGTATTTCCTCGCGTCACGATCTTTAGGCCAAGGCTCAACGCCATCAATGTCGAAATAGCATCCGCCGCTCTGCACGAACAGCGCCGATACGTTTATCACGCCTTGCGCCTGCTGATTACGCCGATACCGGCTAAAGCCGACGCGAGCAGCCACACGGCTGCTGGGATCGGTACAGGATCGCATTTCGGGTCGATAGGTTTCGGACTGTGTACACGCTCGAAAACAATGTCCGTTCCTTGATAGGCCATTGCTTCGCTTACTTCCATCGCGGAAACATTAGCAGCTGCTAAAATTGATATAAAAATCAGATACTTCATTCAATGCCCCTCAAGAATAACTCGCGCTCTGCTTTTCTGCGGCGGGTTAGCCCGCGTAGAATCTTGCCGCCGGCCTTGTTCCACTTAAGGAATTCATCGGCTACGTGGTCGTCCTGGCCTTTGTTCAACAACTTGAGCAGCGTTGATTCCTTGAACGCATTCACGCCGACGTTATAGACAAACGACGCGAGCGCGTCGATTTGATCCTGCGAGAGTTCGTTCGCATACAAGATGTGTTTTTCTGCTGCGTTCCAATGCTCTGCAACCTGATGCTGTAGCAGAATTTCCGCTTCCGCCTGGCTAATCGTGAGCGACGGCTTTACCGGCTTACCGGCAATGCGCGTAGTGCCGTAGCCGATCGTCCAGATACCTACCGCATCCCTGTACGCTTTCAGCTTGCAGCCTTCGAACGATCGAATCAGTGCAAGACCGCGCGTTGACACCTGTCTCATATCTTGCTCGATTGCATTAGGTGCGCCGACTCAGTTGCACAGAGCTTGATTGCGTCAGCTAACGCATTCGCCATTTCTGGATCTGGTATCTGCAGGAATCCGCCACCGAAATACTTGTCCCGGCTTTCTTGATTTGATGTCCAAACGGTAACAATCGCAAGTCCATCATTATCAGGACCGACGTTTAGAAACGTGCCGTCCTGATCGTCATAAATCTTGCGATGCACTTCTGTTGTCACGCTCACTGATTACGCCTCACGATATCAGATAGCGATGCTGGGTTAACCTGATTAGCAGCGATCTCTGCAACGGCTTTGTCGGTTGCTCTGCGTAGGCCGATAAACCCTAACCCGTTGCCTACCATCATCAAGCCTTCGTTGTAATCGTGGATACCGGCTATCCAGCCGACTAAGCCGAATCCTATCAGGAATAGCCCAGCGGCTTTCGTCATCCAGCCCTTCACGGCTTTAACTCCGATGCCTTCGCCAGCCTAATAGCCAGTTCAAGCACAAGCCTACGCCAGGATTCGGACAGTATCGGGCACGGGTCGAGCGGGTCTTTTCCCCATGTCTCAAGTTCACCGAGAACACCTGCGCGTTTCTGTGCGTTCTTATCCTGTTCGGGAGTGCCAGCATTAAACTCGGCACTAGCCCACCGACGAATAGCCGCGATAACACGATCAACGACACCGCTACCGACAATGATGTCGAGTAACCGAGTAACGAGAAACGCGATAACCTGATTCATGATTTCACCAATAACATAATGACGACATTATATCAACGCTTCTACTGTTTTATCAGCCTGCGTCCTTCGCAGTGATCCTCTACCGTCCGTTTAGAAACACCGTACCGTTCCGCTAGTATCCTCTGCGCAAACATCGCATTGATACGCGCTATAACCTGCATCCTGAACCGATACGCGGCGATACACTCGGCAACCCACCAGTAGCGCATACGCTTGTACTCCTTGCGCCTGTCTGTGCCTGGTGTAGACCATCGCCAGTAATCCTCCATGCTGGCGATCTCCTTATAAACATCGTCCATTAGCCTTTGGATACGTGCACCAGCCCTGACGT